ACTTTAGTATATACTCCAGGGATTGAAGAAGTATACCTTAATGGTGTAAAACTTATTAGAGGATCTGATTATATTGGAAATTCTGGATCTGTAATATCTAATTTAGAACCATTGACTGCAAATAGTGTAGTTGAAGTTATTTCATACTCTGGATTTACCGTTGCAAATACATATACAAAAACAGAAGTAGATAATTTAGTACAAAAACAACAAGCAAGATGGACAGAGGTTGCAGGTGCAGGTACATCTATCACAACACTATCTGGAACAGATGACTATGGAAATATTCTTGCATATACTCCAGGAACAGAACAGGTATTTGTTAATGGTATTTTAATTGTAAGAGGTGTTGACTACACAGCAACTAATGGAACTTCTGTAGTTTTGGTAACAGCCTTATCTCCAGGGGATGTCGTAGAAGTTATGGGTAATAGCACATTCTCCGTTGCAAATACATATACAAAGGCTGAAGTAGATGCAAAACTTCTTAACTATCAAATATGTACATCTTCAACAAAACCTGCTTCCCCGATAGAAGGTCAGATGATTTATGAAACTGATACCAATATTGTAAGAATTTGGGATAGTGCTAAATGGGTTGCATTCCATCGCCCTGGAGAAATAATTGAATCTGTGTCTAGCATATGCGATGGTTCTACAGTAAATGTAACCTCTGGAAGTTATACTGTAGAAAATGTTACAACACAGCTAGGAATGGATACTACATATAGAGACTTGACAGGTTCTACTATTGTGTATACCCCACCACCTGGTGCAACAAGAGTAAAATATTCATTTGATTTTAGCTCTTATTGGGATGGTGGTGCTCATGCAATAAATCACTATAAATTCTTTATTGATGGAGTAGAAGTTGTTTATGCAAGGCATAATAGATCTGCACAATATCAAGAAAGTAGATACACCTTTAATTGGACAATTCCTATTGGAGGAACTGCAAATACAAATACTGGAAGACAAGCGACTTGGACAACCGCTAAAACATTAAAAATGCAAGGAAGGGCATACTCTACTTCAGTTAATGACAATAACTTGCATGGTACTACATACTGGGATGGTACTGGAAGTAATCAATTCTCCATGCCATTAATTACAATTGAGGCGATAGCATAATGAGTAGATCAAGAGACTTAGCAAATTTAATAACAACAACTTTGCCATCATATCTTGCATATGGTCAGTTTAATGGAAACTCTGCACAAACTTTTGCAGGTAATGCATTTACAAAAGTAACTTTAAATGAAACAGTTTATAATAAAAACATTTCTCTTTCAAACAATAGCCTTTTGTTTTCACAAACTGGATATTATGATTTAAAATTTGGCTTAAGATTTGGAACTGGAGGAGATGATTGGACTGGATGTAGACTTTTTGGAGATAATGCTTTAAGAGGTTCTAGCTTTGGCACTGGAAATGTTGTAAATGATCCAGGACCAGTAACTTTTAACTTTATTGCTAAAATTGAAAATACTTCGGCAACCTATGATCTTCAAATGTTTAGAAATTCTGCAACTTTAGCAACTTCAAATCCAGTAGCAAATGCAGGAAAATCTTATGTATTAACAATAAATAAAATTGGAGAACTATAATTATGACATTCGCTAGAACAAACGCAGATAATGGATATACATCTTTAATAAATCAACAGTCTGGCACATCTTATACTTTTCAGCTTACAGATAATTCTAGAATAGTTGAGCTAAATAATGCCTCTGCTATTACTTTAACAATTCCAACAGATGCCTCTGTATTATTCCCAACAGGAACAAGTATTACTATTATTCAAACTGGTGCTGGACAGGTAACAATATCTGGAGCTGGACTAACATTAAATGCAACACCAGGATTAAAGCTTAGAACTCAATGGTCTTCAGCAACTATTGTAAAAAGATCTGCCAATACATGGGTTGTAATAGGTGACTTAGTAGCATGATATATGCTGGATCAGTGGCTAGTTCAAATGAGTCAATTACTGCAACTGGCGGTCAAGATATTTCTGAAATAAGTGTTAGTGGAAAAAAATATAAAGTTCATAAATTTACAACCGTTGGATCTTCATCTTTTATAGTATCAAAAGGATCTGCAAGCATAGAGTATCTAATTGTTGCTGGTGGAGGTTCTGGTGGAGGATCTTCAGGGACTAGTATTTCTTCAGGTGGCGGAGGAGCTGGAGGGCTTCTTTATTCATCTAGCTATTTTATTAGTCCTGGAACATATTCTGTGGTAGTTGGAGCAGGTGGAGTGGGAAACGTAGGATTTGTTGCTGGTCAAAATGGTGGAAACTCTTCTTTTAACTCAATTACTGCAACTGGTGGTGGTTATGGAGGAACTTGGACTATTGCAGGTGCAGCAGGTGGCTCAGGTGGTGGAGCTGGAGAAAATGGACAAGGTTTGGCTGGAGGTGCTCCAGTATCAGGACAAGGATTTGCTGGTGGAGATGATAATGGATATGATGGTGGCACACCAGGAGCTGGTGGTGGTGGTGGTGGTGCTGGATCAGCTGGAGGAAATGCAATATCAAATGTTATTGGTGGATCTGGAGGAAGCGGATTAATAGTTTCTATTACTGGATCACCTGTATATTATGCAGGTGGAGGTTCAGGAGCTGGAAGTACCTCTTCTGGAAATCCAGGGCTTGGAGGAGCAGATGGAAAATCTTTAACAACTGGTCAAGGTAATTCTGCAACAGCAAACACTGGTGGTGGCGGTGGAGGATCTCTTACAAATGTAAATGAAGCTGCTCAAAGAGGTGGCACTGGAGGATCTGGTATAGTAATTATCAGATATCAGGTATAATAATAATATGGCATTTCCAAGTAGCCCTACAATAGGCGATATATATTCAGATAATGGTTTTTCCTGGCAGTGGGATGGTGTAGCATGGTCTGCTTATGGATCATTACAAAATGCTCTTCAAAGATATAATCTTACATTAAATACAAATTTAGCAGAATCAACGATTACAACTAATTCTTCTACAACTATTGATAGTTTTAATAAGTCAACATACTCTACCGCTGAATATACAATTCAAATGCAGCAAGGAACTGGATATAGATCTTCAAAACTTTTTGTAGTAAATGATGGAACAAGTGTTTCTTCTACAGAGTATGCTATTTTAAATAGTGGATCTGTTCAAATTCCAGCTACCGTTAGTTCTGCAATAAGTGGTTCAAATGTTGTTATTTCAGCTATTGTTACAAATGCTGGATCTTCTAATGTTGGAGTTAAAGCCTATAGAATGGCGGTAACTACATAGTGGCTAATTTAAAAGTCTCAGAAGATTTACTTTCTGAAAATAACTTAGAAATACTTCCACATGTTGGAACAATTTTAACCTATGCTGGATCTACTGCCCCTACAGGATGGCTGTTGTGCAATGGTTCAACTTTTGATCAAACAATTTATCCAGAACTTTATATACTTCTTGGAAATTCAAATACTCTTCCAGATTTAAGAGAAAGATACCTTATTGGAAAAGGTAGTGGTAGTTTAACTTTAAATACAAATACTGGTGCAAATAATCATACCCACACATATTCTTATACAGCAGGTAATAGTGGAAATCAAGCGTATCCAGTAAATGTAACAGCTGCACACTCTCATGGAATAGTTGGATACTCACATCCTGGAGAATATTCTGGAAGTATTTACTTTGGATCTAGAAATTATACAAATGGAAGTAGGGATGGAACTTATCTTGCACACGCACACTATTCATATTTAGACGTTGGAATTGATGGATATGGAAATAATGCTGCTAACTATAGAGCTGGTAGTTCTCAAAATATGACAACACAAAATCATCCACACTCTACTGCAGGGTATGCAAGTGGATCTAATTATACTGGACAAAACCATGCTCATTATGGATCTATAACTAGAAATGATACAGGAAATCCAAATCACACTCATACAGTTTCTTCAAGCACTACAGGAACAATATCTTCAAACACTGTAATTAATAATCCACCAACAATTTATTTAAATTTTATAATTAAGGCAGGGTAATATGAGTAGTTTTAAAGTAAAAGATAATGTACAAATATCTGAAAATAAAAATCCATACTTTATGCCAGGAGCTATACTATCTTCAATAGTCTCAACAGTACCAGATGGATGGTTGGGTTGTAATGGTCAACAAATTTTAATAACTCAATATCAAAATTTATATAATTCAATTGGAACTACATATAATTTAGGAACTGAAACTTTAGGATATTTTAGATTACCAAATATATCTTCAAAATACTTAATTCAAAAAACAGGCACTAGTGGAGTTTATGGATCTTCTAGCTCTCATACTCATTCAACCTCTGCAAATTATAATTTAGCAGACAAAGCTGTTTCTCACAGTCATCCAACAAATAGTTTTAACAATGCTAATGACATGTATCATACAGCAGGTGGAAGTGGATCAGGTGGTGGAACAGACAATAATCCATTAAATGCAAACAAGACTGGATTCTCTTCTGGTGGAGCAAGTGGTGCAGGTCACTATCACTCGGTAAACTGTGGTGGTAATCAAGACGGACCATATGGAAATCTTCACTCTCATCCAATGGATACAACAATTCAGGCTTCATCTCAAACTCATGGACATAATGGATCATTCACAGCATCTACTACAACAGCGTCTACTATAAATCCAGTAAGCTTTGTAGTAAATTATTTTATAAAAATTTAGTTAGGATATAATATAATTATGGCAAATATTGATTTAACAACAGATTCTGGATATGATGCTGACACAAATATAAACAGCTTTATCCCAGTAGGGGCAATAGTTTCCTATGGTCATGGATCATTTTTGTCTAATGTTGATGAAATTGGTCTTATGCCATGTGATGGAAGGTCTTTAAGCACTTATACTTATAGGAATCTTCATAGAGTTATTAGCAATATATATGGAGGAACTGCTTACTTAGCTGGAAGTACAGATGTTCAATCTGCTACAACAACATTTACCGTTCCACTATTAAATAACTCTGTTAAATTTATAGCTATGAAAAATGCTCAAGCATTAAATGCCACAGGTGGCTCAGGCAGCCATAGTCATACTGATAATACACCAGCTACAAGTACATCAGCAAGTGCAGGTTTTGATCATGGTCATTATTGGGCAGCTTATGCAAACGGTTCTTATGAAGCACACAATCATTTTATGGGTGGATTTTATTTTGGAAACTCAAATACACCAGTAAATCAACCAGTTGGAAAAGTTGATGGAAATCAAAGTGCTGCAGGAAGATACCATGTTCACAGTGGATATGTTCCAGCAATTGGATATTATGGAGCAACCAGCCATGATCATTATTCAGATGGAAATATGTATACTGCAACTGGAACAAATCATGATCACACTGTATCAGTTTCTACAACACCATCAACAGTAAGTTCAGTTCCAGAGTATGTAACAGCAATGTTTTATATAAAAATATAAAAGATAGGAGGAAAAAATGGCATATAAAAAAATATTTGTAGAAGATAAAATTCTTTTTGCAGTTTCAGATACAGAGTTTATTGA